CTGTTGAGGGCGGCCTGAATACTGTTCTATTAGCCAACCAGTAATCTCGCCGAGGGTTTCGACGTTGACAATCCGGTCTGGGTCGGTGGTTAGGGCGTTAAATCGCTCATAGCTTTCGGGCTTCAGAGCAATTTCGAAAAAGCGGTCCATGGTCTTTGCCATTGCTGCACCATCATCTTCATCAGTGTTGGCGACAAGGTTTAAAAGAACCTTCCCCTGCACTGCTGGTCGACACTCAAACTCTTCACCGTGAAGCTTAAAGGTGAGGGGAGCGTCATCAACCGTGGCCCCGGAGCCAAAGTCTTTGAATCTGTTTGTCATCTTTCTTCCTTATATTTGTCATTTACGTACCATTTTTGGTACGTCCTTAGCACTATCTATTTTATCAACCTTAGGTTGTCCGTTAGATAGCGATTGGGTCGTGTCCCCGGATGTCTCACCATCTGAGCAAAGACCATAAAGCCCTTACTAAAGAAGCGAAGGGCTTGTCTTTTCTTCGGGGTAATGAGGTGAGGCTTTGTGCCCTCGTGGTGGGCCAAAGCATAAGAAAGAGGGGAGCCAATCTTTACATATTGCCCCCTTGTGTCGCGAAAGTGACGCATGTGGATGGACGCACGAAGTGCTCCAGTTTTAAAGCCAGCTTGGCCTTTAGCAGCAGCTTTTATCTGCTCGCCCTTAAATTTCATGTAGCGCCCGACCTCGCCTCGGGGGCTGTTGAGCATCGTGTCTAATGCTCTTTCGCGGAAGATAACTCTAGCCATTATGGAATAGCCATTGTGATAGTCATGCGAGTTATCTGGAATCCACCTTCTGGTGGGTCAACATCGACGGTTGCAATGATTCCAAGTCCCAGACCGCTAGGGATACTTGCCCAGCTTGCATCAAACTGGCGAGTGCTTTCCATGAGAATCCACGCATCTAAAGCGGAAACTTCGCTGGCTTTTTGAATCTCGTCAGCCTTAGGGGCATTTCCGTTTGGCTGAGTGACCGGCACTTCTCGGGCAATAGTAATCAAGAACGTACCGCTACGAGGGTCTTCAGACCGACGAGGCTCAGTGGCTTCGTCTCCGGGAGCACCAATATACATCTGCAAAAGAGAGACAACTACTTGCTCGGCGTCAATAGCTGGTGCACCAAAAGTGTAGTAGCGACGAGTGGGCGTAGGCATTGAGTAATCATCAAAGGTCTCAATAACTTTGTTAAGAAGGTTCTGCATAAGGTCGGCAAGATTTCTTGCCTCGCTAGATACCCCGCTGATGTCTACTGTTGTCATGTCTTTTCTTTCTCTGCGTTATGCAATTGCTATCGGACGTACCCGGTCTCCTAGCTGATAAACAACATTGCCTGTTAATAGGTTAATGACTTCATCCACTTCTGGGTTGCCTAAGCTAGGGCGAGTTGCGTAAAGGTCGATAGTTCCGGGGTCACGAGGGCCAAGAATCGAGAGAAGGCTGCGATAAGAAATGGCAACCCTAACCGTCTCATCCGCTGAGTCATACTGAACTTCGTTTGTAAAAGTGGTGGTTGTAGTGTTGCTGTAGTTTGACACAGTGGCATAGACAGACCAAGCACTGTCGTCAGCGAGGAAGTCTCCCCCAAACTCGCTAGCGTAGTAAATCTGAGTACCACCGTCTTGGTTAAAGTACAGGTCAAAGGCACTGAGCTCGAATGCGGGGTGCTTGGGAGTAATTCTGCGAGCACGGGCTGTGTCGGGGCTGAAGACACGAGAGCGGGCACGAGCCTTGTCTGGGTTAACAGACTTTAGGAAAAGGTCGACGGCGTAGATACCAGTGCGGAGTTCGTCGATGAAGTCTTGCTGGTCAAGAACGGTATAAGTCACACCCTGACGAACAATAGAAGTCACACGCTGCGGTAAGGCACTGCTGTCATCGCCCTCGTAAGATTTCACAAGTTCGGTAGCAAGAAGTCTGGCAGCCGCACGTCCAGAGCTTGGGGGTGGTGTTCCATAAGTGTAAGTAACTTCTACAAAGGTTGACGACCAGCTGGCATTAGACGTTCCGTAGATAGTCGAGTGGTCCCCCAAGAAGTAAGTGTCGGGGTCGATGATGTTTCCATCGCCGTCACGCATATTGTGAACTTCAATCACCTTGCGACCACGCAGGCGAACGCGGGTAAGACCATTTGTCCCATCACCGAGAAAGTCGCGGTTTGAGTATCGACCAAACCCACCGCCAGCTACGTTCTCCACCTGACCGTTAATTAGCTGCGGAGTGTAAGTGAGGCGAGAAGCGCCAGTTCGTAGATATGGGTCGTATGCGGAGACGTAACGCTCAGTTACACGAGTAATGCCCGAGAACTTACGTCCGGACAAAGCCCAGAGGATATTAGAAGCAGTCTTTACTGACTCATAAGCGTAGTCAGAGTCAGCGTATTCGCCCAGTTCTTCAACATCTACCCAAAGGTTGCTCATTGCGTCTCCTTAGATTGAAAAAGCGGGCAGCCGCCGGGTAATAATCCCTCGGCTGACTGCCCGCCTCAACTAACTACTATTCGGTTGGGTCCTCAGTCGAAGCGACGATGAAGTCAATCGGGTTGTCTGGGTTGTAGTCGTCAGCACCCGGAACGTTGAAGCCCGTGGTTGAGCCCTGACTCTGGAAGTCAGTAACGTCTAGGTATCCGCGCTGGCGAACAACAGTTCCAGCAGGAGCAACCGGGGTGGAGGCAACATCTGCCTCTTCCTTTGCAAATCGGAACTGGTTCGTTCCGGGAACAGCGGTAATAACGTGAGTACCATTAAATGTACTGTCGACGTCACTAACAACAACAGTCTGGCCAACCTCAAAACCGTGGTCGGTTCCGGTTGTTAGGGTTGCAACGTTAGAGGTCAAGCTCTTTGTGCTGATGGTGTTGGTTGAGACATCGTGCCAGCGGTAGAAGCCCTCAAGACCCTCAGGTGCCCAGCTTGCGCGAGCGTAGCTGTAGGGACGGTCAGTGGCGACTGGGTACTCCCAGTATCCGTCAAGACCGGAACCAAAGGCGGTGTTTCCAAGGCCGTAGCCTTCGAAGGTGTTAGCCAGCAGTCCGTTCTCCTCAATTACGCGGTCACCGCTCTGGCGGAGCTTGGCGTATGGGAAAATCCAGTAGAAGTATGGGTTGGTCGAAGCACGCTTGCCATCTTTGACAGCGAAGGACCAGACCTCAATGGCAACACCGTTACCAGATGGGTCATCGCCCACACCGGGGGAAGCCCAACCGATGCTCTGGTTCTCAGGTGAAGCAAAGCTTCCGTAGTTCTTGCGGAGGAGCAGACCACCGGAAAGCAGTGCAGAGAGCTCAACGTCGGGGCGAGCAATTGCGATTTCCATGGTGATGCGCTTGAGTGTGTCAGGTGCCTTGTACGAAACAGCAATCGTACCGTCAGCTGACTTCTCAACGATTTCGTCACCCTCTTCATATTCAGGGGTGAATGAGGCACGCAAGAATGCAGTGGTGGTGTAGCTGTCGCCGGGACCATTCAAAAGGTTGCCTGCGGCGTCCAGTCGAGTGACTCGGAGCGCCACACCCTGCACGCTGGCTGCGTAGTCCTGTGTAGTCATTCCTATTTCTCCTTATTGATTATTTTTAGCTTGTGGGGATTGTCACTCGCATTGCATAATGAATTGAGGGGTCAGAATACACCGCGGCTGGGCGGTAAGCCTTCAACCTCATATCATTTATTGTAGCATCTACCCCACTTGCCAAGTCTTCGTCCACAATCTCGATTCGTCCGAGATGAACTTCGACAGAGCTAGTGGCGTATATCCACTTATTGGTGGTTGAAGCAGTGGCTCCGGTTGCACCAATTGGTCCATTTCCGGTGTAGCCAGACCCAATAACCACGGGGGTTCCGAGACGAGTCATGACGCGACCGGGGTACTCGTCATCACCCTTTTTATAGATGAGGCGAGAGCCTAGAATTGAAGCGACATCGCGGGTCATGTGAATAACACCGGTCTCGCCAGTTGGAGAGTCGGCAATTGCCTGCTCCAAATACATAAGAGCAATCTGCGGAGCAAATGCTCCAGATTCTGGAACTGTTGCTAGTCCAGACTTGCTCAGATAAAAGTTTCCGTTAGTTTCTGCGAGAGCAGTCTTGCCCTCCCAGTACTCGTACTCCAAAGCTTTTTGGGTAACTGACTCAAGTTCTTTGCGAATACGGTCAAATCGGTCTTGCCCGTTGATGCCAAAGGTCGAGGCAAAGTCCTCAACGTCAATGTAGAACGGGTCGTAGTCCAGATAGCGCTGGTCGCTTTGGTTGTCGCTTAGCTCACCGCCAGTAACTGTGTCGTCATTAACGGTAAGCAAACGAACAAATGAAGGAAGCGTGTCAAACTCCTGCGCTAGGTGTCGAACCCAACGCTCGTCGTAATCACGCCCTTCGTGGTAGGTAGCGCGGGCGACGCTCAAGATTCCGCAAGGTGCGGGAACTAGCTCTCCAGCTGGAAATACTCCTCTGAATTCTGCCATTTCCTTATTCTCCTTCTGCTTCTTCCTGAGCGTCGCCGCGTACTACTTACTTATTTAATTTGGTCTATCAGCTTAGAGCTCGATAGTTGACGATGCTACGCCACCAAGAGTATCGCGGAGAGCAGCAGCAGCACCGTTAACCTGAATGGTTGAGGTAACTGCGAGCGACTCGACGCCCACCTTGGCAACAGCCTCGAAGGTCTCAACGAACATCTTGTAGTCGTTGGTTCCAACAAGGGAGCTGTCGCGGATGATACCAAGGTCCAGAGT